AACACAGGCATCTTCTTCCCTGCGGCTGACACTATTGCCTTTACAGAAGGTGGTGTTGAGAGTATGCGTATTACTAGCGCAGGTGATGTCGGTGTCGGAACTACTAGTCCTAACTTAAATAGCTTTAACAAAGAATTAACTGTTAGCGCAGGAACATCAGGAACTGCTCGTGCAGGTATCAACATTCAAGGCTCACGCACTACTGACTCTACATTTGGTGCTTTGTCTTATTACCACCAAGCCAACCTTGTCGGTTCGATTGAGATGATTCGTGGTGGGGCTGACAATTCTGGGGCGATGCAGTTTTTTACTGCTAACGCTGGCTCACTTGCCGAACGTATGCGTATCGACTCCTCTGGTAATGTGGGGATTGGTACTACTTCTCAATTTGCATCATCAAGTGTAACTGTCCGTAAAGACCAAAATGCATCAACTAGAATTTCAGTAAAAAATGACGATACTGGCTCTAGTGGTGGAGCCGCTTTTGTTATGAACGCTTATGGTAATTCATGGGTTGTTGAATGTGGTAGTGCCGCAAAAAATAGTAACGCTTTAACATTTGCATTAGATGCTACTGCTTCTCCACCATCAGAAAAGATGCGTATCGACTCCAGCGGTAACTTGCTGGTGGGGCAAACAACACCTAACGGTTCTGAAGCATTGGGGGTTACAAAAAATGTTTCAGGGACAGAAGTAGTTAGGTTTTACGCATCTCATGCTTCTGACCCTTATGGTTTGTCAATTGTTTATCCAAATGCAAATCCAAATGGAACAGCCAATGAATTTTTAGGTTGCTATTCATCTGGTTCTACTAGAAGGATGACTGTTCGTTCTAATGGTGGTATTGCCAATTACAGCGCAAACAACGTCAACTTGTCAGACCGCAGAGAGAAAACCAATTTTGCGCCAGCAAAGTCTTATCTTGATGTAATTTGCAATATCCCAGTACAGACATTCAACTACATTGACCAAAATCTTAAAGAAGATGATGGTTTGACTTTGGGTGTGGTTGCACAGGATGTTCAAGCAGTTGCGCCTGAATTGGTTATGGAGAGCAATTGGGGAACTAAAGAAGAACCCAAGATGCGTTTGTCAATCTATCAGACTGACTTGCAATATGCCCTCATGAAGTGCATCCAAGAACAACAAGCCATCATCACCACCCTGACTGACCGCATCACAGCACTGGAAGCAAAATGACAACAACTTGGACAATCTCCCAACTTGACCGTCAAACATCTGATGGATTTGTAACCACCGCCCACTGGCAAGCCACAGCAGTAGATGGTGACTACTCAGCATCCACCTATGCCACCTGCTCATGGTCTGATGGCACTCCTACTGTTGCCTATAACCAGTTGACACAAGAAACCGTGTTGGGCTGGATTTGGGCTAATGGTGTGGACAAGGACGCTGTTGAGGCTTCTTTGGCTGCACAGATTGCTGCACAGAAGAATCCAACTACTGCCACTGGAGTGCCGTGGTGAACGAGGTGGAAAAGGACTTTGCTGTGCATGAAGCAGTTTGCGCTGAGAGATATGCCGCCATTGAAAAAGCCTTTACTGAAGGCGATAGACGCATGACGCGCATTGAGTATTTGCTTTATGTCGTAATTGGTGCGGTGCTGTTGGGGCCAGGCTTTGTCGGCACGATTGTCAACAAACTGATAGGCGCGTGAAATTGATCCGATCAGCCTCCTCTTCGCTGCCAACGCCTGCGTTAAGGGGATCACTGAGCTTTGCTCGCTGTACCGTGAGGCCAAGACAAGTTTTCTTGAAGTCAAAAGCACAGTTGATGAAGTCATCGGAGATGCCAAGGCTGCTAGATCTTGGTGGCAAAAGCTGTTTGCTCCAAAACCAGCAGCCACCACGTCCAAGCCTTTGGCGAAAAAGAAGGAAAAGTTCGTTGCCTATGACGAGACTCAGGCAATGGCCGACATCATCAAGCAGCTCAGTAAGTTTTGGGCTTTGCAGGACCAATTAACTGCTTACTTGCGCGAGGAGGAAGAGAAGGCCAAAGTCTATGACCCCACCATCAGCAATGCACAGATGATGGAAAGCGCGATGAATCGTGTGATGTGTAGGCAGCAGATGGAGGAGTTATCGACCACCATCAGGGAGATCATGGTTTACCAAACCCCTGGCCTTGCTGATCTGTATTCGCAGACTTATGAGATGCGTCAAGTCATCTCAGAGGAACAGGAAAAAGCTAGACTCAAGGAGGAGGCGCAGAAGAGGCAAGACGCATGGCTACACAGGCAAGAGGAAAGAAACCTGCAAGCAAAACTGGCAGCAGTGGTGGCGACTTCTATATTCCTCCTGTACCTTTGGCTGTGGTTCCTGTTCGTAAGTCAGTGGGGGAAGAAATAGTGGGCTGGATATTTTGCTGTATTCTGATTGCGGCCCTGCTCCCCTTGGGTGCAATGCTTTATCTCGACATCTTGGAGGTGAAGAACGATGCGAAGCAGCAGCTTGAGAAGGTTGAAAAATTGAGACGTCAGATTGAACAGGAGAAACGCAAAAATGACAAGACATGAACTTTCACTGCTGGCGCTGACTGTTTGCGTTGGCATCCTCTGCGGGTTGCTGGCTGGCTGCGAAGATCGTTTTAGATACCCTTGCCAAGACCCAAAGAATTGGGAACTTGCCGAGTGCAAGCCGCCAATCTGCACAGCAACGGCTACATGCCCCGACCAGTTAATCAAACCCGAACAGGAGAAGAAGTGATGCCAACAGTCGCATACAAACCAAACAACCGTCTGTCACCAGAAGAGATTGAGGCTCGCGTGTGGGCTTGGGTGATATTTGTGATCTCTGTCATCTTGTTGGGCTCATGTTTCAGTTTCATCTATTCTGTGACGTTCGTGACCCAGCCGATGTCATCTATGGCGCCAATCGACAAGGTATACACGAAGATGATCAATGACATCATGTTGCTGTGCACTGGCGTGCTGGGCGGTGTGGCTGGCCGCAAGGCCGTGTCGGCTGCTGTTGCCACGGCTACCGCCAAGGCAGAGAACATTGACAACGACAACGATGAGCCGCCAAAGCCATGAAGGATCTTCTTGGCGGTCTGCTGGTGCTGGTCCTTGTGTTTGGCGGTGGATATTGCACCGGCAAGCACTATGAGCAAGAGGCCCAGCAGGCCGAGGTAGATCGACTCAATACCGAAGCCAGGGCCAAGGAGGCGGCCTTAGAAGCCGCTGTAACAACCACCGCAAACGCATTGAGGGTAACGAATGAAAAAGCCAAACTTGCTACAAAACAGCGCGATGCTGCTATTGACAGTGGCGCTCTCAAGCTGCGCGTCAAAGCGTCCTGCCCCATACAAGCCACCGCAGATCCCGCCACTGCCACAGGAGGTGGTGGAGGAGAAGCATCAGCCGAACTTAGTCCAGAAGTTGGAAAAGCTCTTTTCGCAATAGCAGAGGAGGGTGACCGCGCCATCACCAAGCTGAATGCTTGCATCGATTTGTACAACCAAGCCCTTGAATCACAGAAAGGTATCAAATGACACAACTCACCGTCAACTTTAGCCTGCATGAACTCAGCAAGTCAGAAACAGCCTTGCGCATGGGTCTAGACAACACGCCAGATGACGAAGCGACAGAGAATCTGCGCCTGCTGTGCGAGAAGGTATTGCAGCCTGTTCGTGACCATTACGGCAAGGGCGTGAAGGTGAACTCAGCTTATCGCAGCCCTGAGTCCAATGCGGCGGTCGGCGGGTCAAAGACCAGCGACCATTGCAAAGGCATGGCTGCTGACATCGAGATCCCTGGCGTTGCAAATGCCGATCTGGCTCAGTTCATCATGGACAATCTGAGCTACACGCAATTGATTCTGGAGTTCTACACGCCAGGCATTCCAGACAGCGGCTGGGTGCACGTCAGCTATGACCCGAACAACCTCAAGAAGCAAGAATTGACCGCCACCAAGGTTGCCGGTAAGACGCAATATTTGCCTGGTCTGGTCGCATAATTTAGGTCATGGCAACCAATCTGACTCAGCAGCTCGACACACCGGCGCCACCCAACTTGGGGACGCCTGATGTGCTTTACAGCGAAAGCTATTTCAGGCAGACCAATGGCGGCCTCAATGTCTACTTCAACAAGCTGCGCAACCTGTTTGGTGCGTTGCTTGGCCCAGCAGGCGGGAAGTGGATAAACAGCCCCTATGGCGCGTTTCAGGACTCCACAGACCAGACGGCGGCCAACACCACCACGGCCTACGCCATCACCTTTGACACCACCGACTTCACCAATGGCGTCACCTTGTCGAATTCGTCAAGGCTTAATGTGGCGCAGGCTGGGATCTACAACCTGCAATTCAGCATCCAGTTCAAGAACACCACCAATGATGGCCAAGATGTTGATGTATGGTTTCGCAAGAACGGCACAAACATTGACAATTCAAACAGCAGATTTCATTTATCAACAAGAAAATCGGCAGGTGATCCATCTCATTTAATTGCGTCGCTTAACTTCTTTGTCAGTTTGGCGGCCAATGACTATGTAGAGATCATGTGGAGGCCAACAAATGTTGGTGTCAGTATTGAGCATTTTGCATCTAGTAGCTCACCCACCAGACCAGCCGTTCCATCAGTAATTGCCACTTTGAGCTTTGTGTCCAATTTGTCCACAGAAACCGCATAATTAAGCCATGGCATTCGTACCTCTCAAAATCCCACCAGGCATCTACCGAAACGGTACTGAGTACCAGTCTTCGGGCCGTTGGTATGACGCAAACCTTGTTCGCTGGTTTGAGAATACCCTGCGCCCAATTGGCGGGTGGCGTAAGAAATTAGAAACGCAAATGACCGGCAAGTGTCGTGGCCTGCTTACTTGGCGGGACAACGGCGCAACTGCTTGGGCCGCATTTGGCACTCATTCAAAACTTTATGTTTTGAGTGGAACAACCAATGTCTTAAAGGACATTACGCCAACAGGGTTCTTATCTGGTGTTGCGGATGCTACTATTTTGACTGGATATGGATACAACACATACGGCACATTTGCCTATGGCGTTCAAAGACCGGCATCTCAAACTTTTGAGCCAGCGACTACCTGGTCATTAGATACTTGGGGAGAGTATTTGATTGCCTGTTCAAATTTTGATGGCAAGTTATACGAATGGCAATTAGGTTTTACAACGCCAACACTGGCGGCAGCCATCACCAATGCACCAACAGGCTGCGAGGCTGTGATGTCAACTGCCGAAAGGTTTATCTTTGCCCTGGGCGCGTCCAGTAATCCTCGGCTGGTGAAGTGGTGCGATCAGGAGAACAACACTGTTTGGACGGCTGCGGCTACCAATCAGGCTGGTGACTTTGAATTGCAGACGGTTGGCGCGTTGAAGGCTGGCAAAAAGGTGCGCGGCATCAACTTGCTATTCACTGACGTTGACGTGCACACCGCCAGCTATGTCGGCCTGCCCTATGTCTACGCCTTTGAGAAGGCTGGCTCTGGCTGCGGTCTGATCTCCTCGCAGGCTGTGGCAGCCATTGACACTGCCGCCATGTGGATGTCTTCATCAGGCTTCTGGATATTTGACGGCTATGTCAAGCCATTGCCTTGCGATGTGTCTGACTATGTGTTCCAGAACATGAACTACAACCAGTCGTCAAAGGTTTATGCGGTGCACAACTCCAAGTATGGCGAGATCTGGTGGTTCTACCCATCAAGCGCCAGCAACGAGGTTGATTCCTACGTCACATACAACTACCGCGAGAATCACTGGAACATTGGCTCCATGGCTCGCACGGCTGGCACAGACCGTGGTGTTTATTTGAATCCTCTGATGGTGTCGTCTGATGGCTACATCTACGAGCATGAGGTCGGCTTTGCGTATGACGGCGGGAATGTCTATGCCGAGTCTGGACCCTTTGAGATTGGATCTGGTGACAACATCATGTCGGTGCGTCAGGTGATCCCTGATGAGCAGACGCTGGGCGAGGTTGCCATCAGCTTTAAGACGCGAATGTATCCAACGTCAACAGAGACAACGCACGGTCCATATTCAGCTTCACAGCCGACAGATGCGAGGTTCTCTGGACGTCAGGTGAAGATGATTGTGACTGGCGCACTGCTGGACGATTGGCGCGTTGGCGTCATGAGATTGGAAGCTGTGGCGGCTGGTAAGCGCTGATGGATGGAGATTTTGAGAGACTGCGCCAGCATGTGGAGGCGGCCTTAGAATACTCTGGAGGAACACACAAAATAGAGGATATTGCTGAAGGGTTGAGTGCAGGCAGATTTCAGTTCTGGCCTGGCTTGAATTCAGCGGTGGTGACAGAGATCATTGTCTACCCGCGACTCAAGGACTTGCATTATTTCCTTGCTGGCGGCGACCTAGATGAACTCAAGATGATGCGACCTTTGATCGAGTCTTGGGGAAAGAGCATAGGTTGCACGCGAGTGTCTTTAGCTGGCCGTCCTGGCTGGCAAAAGACCTTCTTAAAAGATGAAGGATATGAGCCTAAGTGGTTCATTTTGAGCAAGGAACTTTGATCATGGCCTACGAAGATTTACCGAGTCAAGCATGGCGTAATCTGCCACCAGCACAGTGGAATACTGGTTTGCTTGGACAGGGTCAAGCGCCTACGCCTACCAACTACTACCAGCAGATCATGCAAGAGATGGCGGCAGAGCCTGCCAATGTAACTGGCGCTCCTCGAAGTGCTGTCGGTTATAAGCCTGGCATATATGCGACTCGCACTGTTGAGGAGATGGTTGACGAGCTGAACGCCTTAAACGCTGCTGGTGGCGGCGGCAGAAGCGCAGCTGAGCAGCAGCGCATTGATCAATTCTTTGATGCCATGACGCCAGCAGAATTGGCTCAGTTCCAGAAGAAAAACGCAGACTTTATCAACAAATTACTGACGCCAATGCCTTTGCAATTGGCAGATTTGGCCGCCAAGAAGATGGGATATAAAGGGTTCTTGCCATTCACTTTGGGCGATGGTTTGCTGGGCGGTGAAAAGGCAGGCGTTGTCACTGTTGGCGAAGGTGAGGCTGTGGCAGATGGTGATGGCGTCACAGCTCCAAGTTATGGCGTGATCAGCAACAGCGGCCTGCTTGGCCTGTCTGGCATTAGCGGCCCAGGCATGGCATCAACTACACCTGGCAATGCTGTAAGTTCTGCGATGGGTGGACAAGCGGCGGCTGCCGCAAGCGGCGGTCGTGGTGGATCATCTGGCGGCGGCGGTGGAGGCCCAGGCGCTCCAGGTCTTGGCGCAAGTAGTGGCGGTGGTTTTGCAACTGGTGCAGGAGGTACTGCTGGGGTAGGCGGCACTGCATCTGGTGGCGGTGGTGGCGGTGGTGGAGGCGGCGGTGGATGCTGCTTCATCATGCTGGAAGCTCGCTACGGTGACGGCACGATGGATGCCGTGGTGCGCAGATACCGTGATGAAAAGATGACCGACAAGAATCGCCGTGGCTATTACAAGCTGGCCGAAGTCTTTGTCCCATTGATGCGTGAATCTCGATTATTCAAATTCTTGGTGGCAAAGACATTTGCAGACCCATTGGTGTCATACGGCAAGTACCACTATGGTGAAAACAAGCATGGCTGGTTATTCAAGCCAGTTGAGAAGTTCTGGATGAGGGTGTTCAACACCTTGGGAACTGATACAAAATTCATTCGTGAAAACGGCGAAACGGTTTAAGGGGAAAGACATGTCAAAAGGCGGCGGCACACAAAAAGTCACAACAAGCATTGATCCACAGATCAAGGAAGAGTATTTCAAGAATCTGGAGCAGGCTCGCAGTGTTGCTGGCGCGTTGCCAGTACAGCAGTTTGCTGGATTCAATCCTCTGTATCAGCGTGGCGAAGAGGCTCTGACAAATATCGGCTTGACGCCATTCAATCAGGCCAGCATTCAAGAGTTCATGAATCCTTATGAGCAGCAGGTCATCCAAGGAACATTGGGCGACATTGAGCAATCACGTCAAATGGCTGGCATTCAAAACGCGCAGCAAGCTACTGCCGCCAAAGCATTTGGCGGTTCACGCTACGGCGTCCAGCAGTCTCTGACAGATCAAGGCGCATTGGCGCAAGCCGCCAAGACTGCGGCTCAGATGCGCCAGCAAGGCTATGGTCAAGCTGCACAAATGGCTCAAGCCGCACGTCAGATGGGGCTGCAAGGTGCTCAAACAGTGCTTGGCCTTGGCAGTGCGCGTCAGCAGTTGCAACAACAACAGTTGGATGCTGCTCGCAATTTGGATTTGCAGAAACTTCAGATTGCGCAAGGCGCGTTAGGTTTGACGCCAGCCAATTTGGGTGGCACTACAAGCCAGCCTCTTTATCAAAATCCTGTATCTAATATTGCTGGATATGCAACGATTGCAAAAGCATTCGGACTTCTTTGAGGTAAATCATGGCTACAAATTCTTTTGATCTTGGCGGCTTATTGTTTGGCGGTGGTGACAATGGCCTCAATGAGTATCTGAACGAAACACAGCGCGAAGCAATTCAGCGTCAGGCACTGCTTCAGGCTGCTGGCGCGTTTCTCCAAGCTGGTGGACCAAGCACGCAACGCATCAGCTTTGGTCAGGCTTTGGGTGGCGCATTGCAGGCTGGCTCCAAGGGCTATGGAGAGGCACAGCAAAGCGCCATCAATCAACTGCTGACCAAGCAGAAGATGGATGAGTACAAGATGGCGCAAGAACAGCGCCGCAGGCTTGAGGAGATCTTTGGTGCGCAAGCGCCTACGGCTGGTATGCCTATGACGCCACAGCAAGCCTTGGCCGCGCCTGGCGGTCAGGTTGGTCCTACTGCTGAACGCGCCGCCATGATTGGTCAAATGCCAGAGGCCGCCGCAGTGTCTCCTGAAGACATGCGCTATGAGCAGTTCATGAGAGCGGCTCAGTTATATGCCGCCTCAGATCCTGGAAAGGCCGAAGCCTACCAAAAGATGGCGATGTCAATCAAGCCCCGCGAGGAAGTCACAGGCCAGCCCTTTGAGGTGACTGGCTCTGACGGCAAGCCTGTGATGGTTCAGCAGTTCAAAGGCGGCAAGATCAAGACGCTGGAAGGCTTTGGCCCCAAACGCGAAGTGGTGTTGCAGAATGTTGATGGCCGAGTCATGGCGATTGACAAGAACGCCTTGAAGGGCGGCGAAGTCTATGGCACAGGCATCACGCCAGCCGAGCAGCAGCGACTGAAGATGGACGCAGATCGTTTTGGATTGGATGTTGAGCGCCTGAAGATGGAGCGCCAGCGCCTTGGTATGGAAGCTCGCAGATTGAACATTTCCAAGCAAGAATTACAGCGCGGCCAGTTTGAGCGCATGGAAAACGAAGATGGCGTGTTCTATGTGCCCAAGGTCCCAGGCTTGCCGGCAATCCCTGTGGCTGGCCCTGGCGGTGTTCCTCTCAAAGGCAAGGCGCCGCCAAAGCCAACAGAGGGAGAGGCAAATGCCGCAGGCTTTGCCAATCAGATGGAAAACTCAGAGGCCATCATTAAGGCATTGCCTGCTGGATCTCAGCCAGGCGCTGGCAGTGGAATTGCAGGATCAGTTCCTTTTATCGGTGATGTTACGAAGAGACTTGTGCAACCCGAAGCCACTCAACAATATGAACAAGCAGCGCAGGCGTGGATTCGCGCCAAGCTGCGCAAAGAGTCTGGCGCTGCCATTGGTGTTGATGAGATGGCGCAGGAATATCGCACCTACTTCCCGCAAATAAATGACACGCCAGCCAACATCAAACAAAAAGCAGAGGCACGTCGAATCGCCACTGAGGCCATGAAGAAATCTGCTGGCAGGTCTTACACGCCAAGTGGCGGTCTGAACTGGAATCCTGCAACACAACAATGGGAATGAGGTTCTGAGATGCCACAAACAGTCAATGTAATTGGTTATGGCCCTGTCACATTTCCTGATGGGATGTCCAAGGAGGAGATGGCTGCGGCTTTAAGGAAGTTGCCGCCAATACCTCAAGCAGCGCCTGAAGTGGCGCCACAAGGCCCAAGCATGACTGATCAGCTTGGCCGTCAAATGGGTTTGGCAACACGTCCAATGGCGCAGGCCGTGATGTCTGCTGGCGGCATGTTGCCTCTGGTGGTCGATCCTGCCGTCAACTTCTTCAACTTGGCCGCAGGTACTAACGTGCCGACAATGTCTCAGGCAATGCCTCGGACACTGACGGCCATGGGATTCCCAGAGCCAGCCACAGCCACAGAGCGTGTGGTGCAAGACATGGCGACAGCAGGCTACGGCGTTTCTGGCGCTGCCAACTTGGCACAGCGTGCCCTGCCTGCGGCCACATCGCAGACAGCGCAAGAGTTCTTGAAGATGATTGCGACCAACCCACAGGCGCAGGCTTCGGCTGCCACTGCGGCCACCGCCGCTGGCGGCATGTTGCGTGAAGGCGGTGCAGGGCCATCCGCGCAGATGGGCGGTGCATTGCTGGCCGGTATGGTTGCGCCTGGCGGTCCAAAGCTGCCAATCACACAACGCGCCATTGCCGCACCCGCAACCGTGGTTCAGCCGTTCACTCAGGCTGGCCGTGAGGTGATTGTCGGTAACGTATTGCGCAAGCTGGCAACAGAGCCTAACTTGGCGGCTTCACGTTTGGCGCAGGCCGAGCCACTTGTGCCTGGTGTGCGCCCAACTACAGCCGCCACGGCATTTGATCCTGGCTTGGCTGGTTTGGAGACTTCACTGCGGTCTGCAACCTTTGACCCGTCAAACCTGTTTGGCGCAAGACTGTCTGCAAATCAGCAGGCCTTGTTGGACGCATTCCGCAGAATCTCTGGCAAGCCTGGCTCTGTGGCTGCGGCAGAAACAAAGCGCACTGAAGTGACACGGCCAATGCGTGAGGAGGCCTTTGCCGCCGTCACGGTTGACCCTGTGACGTTCCAGAGTGGCGTCAACTTGGTGGTGAACAGGGCAATTGATAACGTCATGGCAAGCCCTGTTGGCGTGCGCATGGACGTTGAGAGCGCCATGAAGTGGGCGACTGAGCGCGTGGCAAAGGGAAAAACGCCAATGTCTTTGTATGAGGTTCGCAAGGACTTGGCTGACGCAGTTCAAGGTAAATACAACCAAGAAAACCCAAGCCTGCGCCTTGCAAAAGGGCAATTAAAGGACGTAATTAAGGCTGTTGATGATGTGATTGACGCATCAGCGCCAGGCTTCAGAGCCTACATGGACAAATTTTCCAAGATGTCTGGCCCCATTGACCAGATGAAGATGCTGCAAGAGATTGAGCGCAAGGTCACGACAGGCCAGCCAAATCTGATGACTGGTGAGCCTGTGCTGGCCGCTGGAAGCCTGCGCCGCCAGTTGGCTACCAAGGCCAAAGATCTTGATCTGAAACTGTCTATCCCCGCGCAAAAGCGCTTGGACAACATCATTGACGAGATCAATCGCGGCATGGCGTCAACAGCGCCAGGCGTGAGAGCACCAGGCTCCAACACTTTCCAAAACATGAGCATGGGTAATTTGATTGGCCGTGTCTTCTCTGAGTCGATGGCCGACAACACCACACTGCGCACCATGACAAGGCCTCTTGATTGGCTCTACAAGCTGCCAGATCAACAAGTTCAGCAGTTGCTGGTTGAGTCTATGTTGGACCCCAAGCTGGCCTCTGTACTGATAAGCAAGGCCAACATGATGAAGGTTGAGCCGCTGGCTAAGTCATTGCGTCAGAAGGCTGAACAGCTTGGATTTGGCACTACCATTGGCGCTGCACAAGGCGTTGACGAGATGCCGCCAGAGTTAAGATTTCCATTAGATTGAGATAACACAATGGCAGATTACCTTGACTACTTGATGGGCCTTGGCGAGACTGGCGCCACACTTGGTAGTGGCGCAGCGGCTGGCTTGTTGGGTATGCCGTACGGCGTGTACAAGGGCGCCACCAGCGGCAAGCTAGGCACGCGAGAAGCTAACAGGATTGCCGAGGAAGAGGCTCGCAAGTTCATGGAGCAGTACACCTACCAGCCTCGCGGCAATGTCGCGCCTGAGATGCTTCAAAGCATTGGCGGCCTGCTTGAAGAGAGCAAGCTGCCGCCAGTTATTCCTGAAGTAGGGATGCTGGCATCAATCCCTCGGCAGGCTTATGCCGCACAAGCTGAACGCGCTGGCAGAGCCGCTGAACGCAAAGTCGCGCCAATGGTTGAACGCACCATGAAGAAGGGTGGCGTTGGTGCTGGACTGCTGAGTGATTTGGCGCAGGGTACGACAAGCAATATATATCTGCCAGTTACACCAAAAAATCCAAATCCATTAGTTGGAACTAGATATAAAACTCAATATGTTGGCAACCTCGCGCCAAGAAGCCCATTCAATCTTGAAGATTATGAGGGCTATAGTCTTCTGACTTTCCCATCAGACATCACAAGCAGAGGAGAAAAAGTAACCGAGTTCAGTGATATTACTTTGAATCGACCAATAATTACTGAAGGCGGCTTTGCATTCCCAAGGGATATAAAGAACATTCAAGACTTAAGAGCCTATGCGTCAATGCTGAGTGCTGCGCAAAGACAAAACAATCGCGTATTTAAAGCGCTTGAAGAAAACAAAAATCTTGGTGGACGAGAGAAAGTGCTTGTTGCTCCACACACGATGGCTTATGGCGCTGAAGATTTTTCAACAATGCCAACTGATGCGTTGTTATCTTTATATGAAACTGTTGGCGCTAAGAAAGATGTCGTTGATGAATTAAATAAACGAATCAGAGAGGCAACCGTCAAAGGTGAAAAAGGTAAATTTTCTGAGTTTGTTGGGTTGCGAGATAAGTCATTGCGCGATCAACTATTTACTGGCGCTGGCTTAACAAAAGGAAGTGCTGGGGATTTGCGCAAATTATTCACAGAAAAAATGGGTTCTGTATACGGCGAAAAAGCGTTTGGATACAACTATCCAGACTTGAGACGATCACTGCTTGATCCAAACCTTGCTGACATTCCTAAATATAGTCTTGGCGAAACTTTCTATGAAGCAATGCCTGAGATTGGTTTGCTAAGTGGCGCTCACAGTACCTATTCGCATGGGATGCCTGGCGTGTACAAGGGCACATTGAAGTCGGCTCCAGTTAAGGATGTATTTGGTGATAAATATCAACAGATATATGAGCAAACAAAGGCTGCGCCTAAAGTTGCCAGCCAACTTGCGGCAGGTAAAAAACTGGATCTAGACCAATTGACTATGGGTGCATTAAGCTCTGGAGAGTCTGGCACTTCTTTATTTCTTGACGCCAAGACAATCAAGAGGCTGAAAAAGATGATGCAAGATTAATTCTTGTTGCATATTGATCAAGCGCATTTTTTATTTGGTCAATTAATTCTGTTTGCTCTAATTCAGTCAAAGCAAAAAATTCATCAGACCCAGCGACATCAATGTCAGGGTCTTGGCCTTGCCCAATCTCAATAATTAATTTCATCATCTCTCTCCAAACAACGCAGCCACCAGCGGGTCGCGTTTAATCTTCCACTTCTTGGCCCTCTCCCGCGCCATCCTGAAGGCATGGTCATCGAGGGACTCTTTGGCTCTCCACTTCTCAAGCCTCTCCTTGGCCGTCAAAGGCTTTGGCCTTGTCGCGTCAGAGCCGATGCCGTAGGCGTACACCGCCACCCATACAGTGCCAACCCTGCGCCACTCTGTGACGTATATCAGGCCAGATCTGCGCAGCTTGGCAACAAGTATCTGAGCAGACCGCTGGGTGCAGTAAGTCATGGCCGCCAGCTCATGCGCAGTCAAGCTCTGACGCGTCAGCAGGTCAACGATGCGGGGCAGGCGCACTGACTTCATTTGGTGTCGCTGTGCTCGCGTCTGGCGTGCCTATCAGCCTCATCTTTACGCTGGAAGTACTTGTTGCACTCAGTGCACCGCCACCAAGTTTGCTGCACCACGACAGTCTCTCTCTCGCTGTGCAGACCCTTGGTGCGGCCATAGAAGGTGCGCACTGGCTCAATCACTTCTTGGCTGCCTTAGCTAATGCGTAAACCAGAATCGGCTTCTTCTTGCCGATGCCTTGATTCTGCTGTTGCGTGGCGGCTGACTTCTTGCCAGCAATGTGCCTGCGCAGTGAGTCATCTTTGCTGAAGATGGATGGCGTGCCATCGTTCCAATTGAATGCTGTCTTAGCGGTCATATCCCCATTTCCTACATAGTTTCTTGATCTTGGCTCTGAGCTTCTTCTTTTCGCAGACCTTGGCGTGCTGGCTCTCAATCATCTTCTCGCGCAGTGATGCTGGCGTGGGTGGCGAAGGGAATAACCCATTCCAGCCAATCAGGCCACACACCAAGGCGATGAGAAGGCGGTCTGTCATTCACTCTTCCCCTTAATCACTTTCTGCACCACTTCTTTGGTGGTGAAACGGTGTTCATTGGCGCACATGTATCGCCTGTACACCTCATTGTTTGGCCGCGCCCTTGTCTCAAGCACGCTGACCCATTTGGCGCAAACTGGACACTTCACTTGATCTCCCAAGAGTCCAGCAGCACCACGATGAAGGCATAGACCACCACAAACAGGATGGCGATGCCGACCGCGCCAAGGATTACAAAGCTCAAGACTGTTTCCATAACTTCAGCACCTTTGAAATGTGTTGCGGCTCCTCGACCTTGGGCGAGTTACCAAAGACAGGCTTCCAGCCGTACTTGCGCCATGTAGCTTGCACGTCAGAGCCTCTGGTTGGCTTATAGGCGGCATCAAAGACGTGCAGGGTCGGCCATACGATCTTTGTGCCAGCGGGTGGGTTCCAGTTCAGCTTTCTCATTTCTGTGCCGCCATCAATTCAAGTTCAACCTCTTTGACGCGCTCTCTGAGGATGCTCACCTCGTGCTCAAGGGTGGAGATCTTTTTCTCCAGGCGTTCGCGTGTCATGTTTTCAGCGTGCGACCAACCAATCAGCGTGCCCTCGGTCACCGCCATCCGCGCCAGCTTGGCGTACTCATCGCGCAACATGAAGCCGCCACCCACTTCCATGGGCGGGGTGAACTTGTTGACGGCGCGGTCAATCTCGATCTGCATTTTTTCAGACATGTGTTTCTCCTTGTGTTGTAAGCTGATTATTCCAAGCCGCAACAAGCAATGTGGCGTTGTATGGAACAGGGGTCACGGCAGACACAAACAGGCCCTTGCCGCGCTGCTTGCGTCCCCATGCGTCTTGGGCATTGGTGTTGATCAATTCCTTGCGTTTGACGGCGTTGTAGACCTTTGTGCGCGGGAAGCCGCCATCAATCAGCTCTTCCATCGTGCGCGGCTCTTGGCAGAAGTCTTGGAGTTCGGTCATGATGACCACCATGCCACAAGCAGGACCGCAAAGCCAATACCGATGGCGATAGCTGCCAGCGTGTCAAGAAACTTCTCACTCATCATCATTCTCCTCTTCGCACAGCTCACAGCCAGGATGATCTGGATCGCGGCAATCATGGTGGCTGGCAAGGTTGGCCTGATACCGGCGGCGGTGGAAGTCTTCGGCTCGCATGTAGTCAAGATCTGATTCGTCTAGTGGCATGGTGATCTCCTTAAAGTTGGGGCCGAAGCCCCTTGGGTTTACTTGCGTTCTACTGTGCCAACCAATTCGCCATCCATGATCAGAAACAAAATGTGCTTGGCAATGTTGAGTGTTTGACGGCTGCGGTTTTGCGCGCCACCGGCAATCAATTCTTGCGCATCAGACATCAGGCTAGCTACAACCATGTTTGCGCCTGTGAATTGGTATGTGATGGATTCTTTGACAGATTCCACATAAGCATCAATATCAGCAATGCCATACATGTTGATGTTGCGTTCTTCTTGAGCAGTTGTTTGTGTTGCGTTTGTCATTTGGAAATCTCCTTGGGGTTGCGTTGTTGATGGGTGAATCATATCGCATTTGCAGAACTCGTCAACAACTATTATTAAATCCACACAAACTTGTCGGGTATTCATACCCTACAATCTGCTTGCTGGTTATCTCCACCAGCAGTTGCCTTTGGGGGTTGGCGTGAGTCAGCCCCCTTTTTTCACTGTACACTTGACGCTTTCCACAAAACATGGTTAACATTCTAAACATGAAAGTCTCACAACAAGCAATCCACGACATCAAGTACAAGGCCGAGTCGGCTGGGTACAAGATGTCTGACGTCTGCCGAGTGGCAGAGATTGATCAAGCTCAAGTCTCGCGCTGGCTTAACGGCATCACAGAGCCACTCTACGGCAGCGTCATCAAGCTGGACCAAGCCGCTGATGCACTCATCTCAGCGCGTCTGAAGGTCATCAACCAAGCCATGGAAGATGCCGTCAAATGAGCAAATACTGCATTGGCGTGGACCCTGGCCTCTCTGGCGCAATCGCCGTCATGTCGCCTGAGAGCTTGAAGATATTCGATATGCCCACCATGACGGTGGAGCGCAACGGCAAAGCCAAGCGGCAAGTTTCTGCCACCGAGCTGGCCGACCTGCTGTACCTGTATTCTGGCAAAGACTGCCACGTCTACTGCGAGCGCGTGGGAGCCATGGCAGGTCAGGGCGTCACCAGCGTCTTCAGCTTTGGCCGTTCATTCGGCATGATCGAGGGCATCTTGGCGGCATTCAAACTGCCTGTGACCTATGTGGCGCCAGCCACTTGGGTGAAGGCCGTGCACCGAGGCGCCGGCAAAGATGCCAGCCGATCACGCGCCATGGAACTGTTTCCCGACAACCAGGCCGACTTCAAGCGCGTCAAAGATGACGGCAGATCTGACGCCAGTCTCATCGCCTACTGGGGCAAGCACTATGGATGACAAAGAGCGCCAAACAATGCGTGAGCACATCATCTGGCTCGGTACAGAGCTGGAACGCCAACGCAAGCTCAACCAGCAGCACATCGTCTTCTTAAAGCGCTTGCTGGACCCCGAAGACTTGGGGCACGCAGCCAGCAACGAGGTGCGAAAGATCGCCTATATCTTGCTCATCAACAACAACATTAACGAAGACCAAGAATGAAACAACTCAAACTGCGGCCGTCCTCTGCCTCGCGTTGGATCGCCTGCCCAGCCTCTGCGCGGCTCTCAACGCTTGTGCCCTATCAGGAGAGTGGGGAGGCCGCCAAGATTGGCACAGCCATCCACGCGCTGGCCGAGACATGTTTCCAGCTTGACAGCGACCCCATGAAGTTTGTCGGTCAGCAGGTCGAGGGCATCACCATGACCGAGGAGAACTGCGAGTTCGCCATGGATCACCTGCAAGCCATTTGGGCCATCCAAGACGATCTAGGGCACGTCAAGGTGGAGCAGTTGTTCAAGCTGTACGACACACCTCAATTCAGCCTGCAAGGCACTGCTGACGTGGTTGGCTGGTCCATCACCAAAGAGAAGCTCACCATCGCGGATCTGAAGACAGGGCGCGGCTACGTTGATGCCGACAGCGAACAGATGAAGATCTACGCCTTGGGCGCCATGAAGGCCAACAACCTGCGCGTGAAGGAAGTCGAGTTCCAGATCATCCAGCCGCATCATGGAGACAAGCGCATTCACCGCATGAGTGCTGACGAGCTGGGCGTGTGGGAGACGCAGGTCATGCTTCCCGCCATTGAAGATGCTGTGAGCCAGGCTCCTCGCTACGCGCCATCAGAGTCAGCCTGTCAGTGGTGTCCCGCCAAAACGATTTGCAGTGCACAGAAGGCATCTTTTGACGTGGTGGCGGCACAGCCAGACATCACAGCTCTCAAGAAAGATGACGTCAAAGAAGTGATGTTGTCTCTCACACCGCAGCAGATCAGCGACATTTTGGACCGTGCACCGATGGTGGAGAAGTTTATTGATGCAGTGCGTGATCATGCAATGTCAGCCATGGAGAAGGACGGCATGGTCGTGCCTGGCTGGCAGTTGCAACCTAAACGCGCCTCACGCAAGTGGCTTGATGAATCCAATGCGCGTGCCGAATTGATCGCTGCGGGTTTATCCGATGTCGACATATTTGAATCAAACCTAATTACTCCAGCGGCGGCAGAGAAACTGCTTCCAAAGGATCAAAGAGTTATCTTGGACGATCTCACGGCCAAGGTATCAAGTGGCTTGACGCTTGCGAGAGATCGCGGCCTCAGTCAATAATCACAACCCCTGTAACTTTTAAAGGCAAACGCAAATGCTAAATCTCTCTTCTGCTGGCGGCTCTGGTAACTACATCCGCTTCTCCCCTCAGGCGAATGCCTGGACCAACAACCTTGGCGAGGAAATCCAACTCAAGAAGGTCGTGTTCGACATCGACGCCGTGCAAACAGGCTGGCTGTTGCTGGGTGTCGGTGTGCGCGAGTGGAATCCTGACGCCGAGCTTGGCCGTAAAGGTCCTCAGCCAACGCCTGAACACAAGCGCGGCTTCATCGTCAAGTTCTACAACAAGGAGATCGGCACAGTCGAGTGGTCTTCTAATGGTGTCGGCCCCAACATGGGCCTTGAGCAGATGTACACGGCCTGCGCGGCACAGCGTGCAGCCAACCCTGGAAAGATGCCAGTGCTTGAGTACACAGGCTCGAAGCTGGAGAAGATCGGCAAGGGCACAACCCGCATCCCAGCTTTCAACCTGGTGTCGTGGATTGACAAGCCTGCCGGTATGGACCAGTCAGATGCCGACTTCACAGCTCAGGGAGCAGCTCCAGCTCCAGCGCCGTTTGTTGCACCAGTGGCGAAGCCAACGCCTGCGGCGGCTGCTGTGGCCGCCAGTGAAGACGAAATGTTTTAACTGACATCAGTCAAGTGCCGAGGTGTGACAGCCTCGGCTTTTTTTTCCTCAAAAAAATGGCAGCATAAAAAATGAACATCATAGAGTTTGGCGACTGTAGAGAAACGATGCGCAAGTGGAGAGAACAAGGCATTAAGGCGCAGACATGTGTCACCAGCCCACCCTATTACGGCCTGCGTGACTATGGTCACGATGGGCAGATTGGACTTGAAGAGACGCCAGAGGAATACATCGCCGCAATGGTCGATGTGTTCCGATGCGTTTGGGATGTATTGGCTGACGATGGGACGTTGTGGCTGAATATCGGGGACAGTTATTACAACTACCGGCCAGGCAAAGGCCAAGCCCTTGTCAAGCAATCAGTTGCCAACAGTGACCAAGACTTGCCACAGACATGCGCAAGACGTGGCAACAAGTTGGAAGGACTCAAAGAGAAAGACTTGATCGGTATCCCTTGGATGCTTGCCTTTGCATTGAGGGCTGACGGCTGGTATCTACGTCAAGACATCATCTGGCACAAGCCAAACCCAATGCCTGAGTCGGTGCAAGACAGGTGCACTAAGGCGCACGAATATATCTTCTTGTTGAGTAAATCGCATAAGTATCACTACGACCATGAGGCGATTAAAGAAGAAGCAATTAGTGCTGGCATCATTGGTGGTTCTTTTCAGGGAAGACAGGGTGGTGCTGAATACCACACACAAAGCGGCGGTGTTGGCAGTGAAGCAAAAGAATACCTAAACAAGAATAAGCGTAGTGTTTGGACGATACCTGTCAAACCCTACGAAGGCGCACATTTCGCAGTGTTCCCGCAAGACTTGATTGAACCTTGCATCCTTGCTGGCGCACCTATTGGCGGTATAGTCCTTGACCCTTTCATGGGTAGCGGGACAACGGCGCAAGTCGCGCAACACCTTGGCCGTCAGTATCTTGGCTGCGAACTAAATCCAGAATACAAGCCCCTACAAGAGAAAAGACTGCGCCAGATGTCCTTGGTGCTGGAGTAAACATGCAAGCAGAACAAATAGCCAAGCAGCTCGGCAACGCAAAGAAAGCCAATGGCCAGTGGGTAGCAAGCTGTCCAGTACCAGGCCACGGCAAGGGCAATGGAGACAAGAATCCCTCACTCTCAATCAGCATCAACGATGACGGCAAGCCTCTCTTCCACTGCCACGGTGGGTGCACTCAGGAAGACGTCTTCAACACCATCAAGGACATGAGACTGCTGCCAGAACTGGAAGAGCGTCCAGATCCACTCGCCAACATCAAGCCTTTGCCGCAAATCAAGTTCGACCAAGAGTGGGAGTACCAAGACGAGGACCGCACCACGGTGTTCGTCAAGCAGCGCATGAAGATTGGCGAGTCGGGCAAGACTTACCGCCTGTACAAGGTGGACCCTGATGGCCGCAGACATCCAACGCTTGGAGACGCCAGAATAGTCCCCTACAAGTTACCCGAATTGCTGGACGCGAAGACAGCGGGGCGCATCATCTATGTGGTGGAGGGGGAGAAGGCCGCAGACGCGCTGATAAGCAT